AGGTATGTTGTTGTCTTTGTCCTGCTTTGTGCCGTAGGCCGTCCAGCATTTGCCTGCTTTAAGCGCCGCCAGTCCTTCCGGGTACAACCACGCCAACGACTCCTGCTCTGGCGGGGCGGTGTAAAGGGGGCGAATCCAATAGGCATAAGGAGACCCAGAAAGTTTTTGCTGGACACACCAGTCATGTGCCATGTCTTTTTTTGAAAACTGATTCGTTGCCTCGTTTTCAACCATTACTTGCCACGCCACCGGCTCCTGCTCTGGCTGCGCTAGTCGAGTGTGTATTGCTGTTCGTATTTCATTTGCTAGGCTGACAAACATCGGCGTGTATGCGTTTGGCGCTACCATTTTGAATGCCAATGCCTCAATATGATCAGCTATCTTCATTATTTCTCTTTCAGTTTTGAAAGTCATTTCGTTTCCTTCCTGCTTCTTGGTGCAATAAACAAAGGTTTTTCAATTGTGTAGAAGCATTTGTTTGACGGCGCGTATTTAGCCAGCAGTGTGGCGCTCATATCTGCTTCGGATGCGCTGGCGTAAATTGCTACCATTTCTTTTACTGTTTTTGGTGGGTCGTTTTGGTCAATATCAGTTTCCACCATGACTATGTATGCTGTTCTGACGCTCATAAGACCCCCGCGACACCCAATCCAACAATCACAGCAAATCCGATCAAACAGACAATTAGCACGATTCTGTCTGCTAATGAGTTTTCCTCACCTAGAAGAGCGCTCTGCAGGCGCTCCATGTCTGGGTCTGGTATGTACACTTGTTTCCGCACGTATGCGGAGCCTATTTTTACTTTCATCTTAATTCCTTTACCCCGAATTCCGTCGAGTGGCGGTGCAACGGGCGTTGCGATAATCGCATCATGCCAGAAAATTAACATAAGTCAACACATATCCTTATTGCTTTGTGTGGTTATTTGCTGTGTTGCGCTGGCGCTACATTCACGGCTGGATCAGTAAGACGGGCGCTGCCCATTCCAGGCTGGCTTCGGTGATTCGACTCGACTGGTGTATTGCGTACTTTCCTTGGGCGTAGCCTAGGCGCGGGTATGCGACCGTCATCATTCCACCAGCCATGCGTTGCTGATGCCACATCTAGCGAGGCTTGGCAATCGTTGTTATAATCACAACACCTAAACTCTAATTTTAATCATGACCCCTGCTGACAAAGTGATCGAAGTTTTTGGTGGCATCCGTGCCGTAGCGAAGCTAGTCGGGCGAAATCCCTCGAGCATCCAGCGCTGGAAGAAGCCTCGCTCAGAGCGCGGGACGGGCGGCGCTGTGCCTACCGCGTGCCAGGGTAGGCTGCTGGCAATTGCGCGCGAGCGGGGTATCACGCTGACAGCTGACGACCTGATCATGACAACCGATACGCGCAACCACGTGGTTTGACGTATGACGATGGTAGAAATTACATGCAAGTGCTGTGTCTTGCAAAAGCCAGAGGACCAGTTCCATCTCAGGAAAGAAACTGGACGCCGCAGGACTACGTGCAAGCAGTGCTGGCGGGTCAAGACAGACGCTTGGGCTAAAGCCAATATTGAGCGACGTCGCGCCATTTCGCTGAAGTGGGCCAAGGCGAATCCTGAGTATTTGAAAAACAAGAAAACTGAGTACAGGGCAAAAGATCCTGTGCGTATGAGGAAGTGGGCGATTGAAAACCCCGAAAAAATGAAGGCGTGCCAAGATCGGTGGTATGAAAACAACAAGGAAAAAAAAGCGGAGCATGCCGCAAACCGTCGGGCGCGTATGCGGAATGCCGTTCCGTCGTGGGCGAACAGGTTTTTTGTTGAGGAAGCGTACCGCCTTGCAAAACTTCGGACGCAGATGTTCGGCTTCCGATGGGAAGTCGATCACATCGTCCCGTTGGCTGGCAAGTTGGTTTGCGGGTTGCACGTAGAGACGAACCTGCGGGTTATCCCTTACACCGAAAACAGAGTGAAAGGCCACCACCGATGGCCTGACATGCCATGAACCTCCGCCATCGCCAGATCAAAGCGGTGGAAGACGTCACCGCGGCATACCGTGCAGGCTATAGGGCGCCTGTCATGATCGCGCCTACTGGATTCGGCAAGACCCACACCAGCGTCACGATCATTCGCCGCGCGCTCGACAAGGGCAAGCGGGTTTGGTTCCTGGCGCACCTCAAAGAGATTCTGAACGCGACGTCTGAAAAACTGTTTGCCGAGGGCATCCAGCATGGGTGGATCGCTGCCGGCCGGATCGTTGATCGGAGACAGGCTGTGCAGGTTTGCATGGTGCAGACCTTGGTTCGGCGGCTTGATCGGTATGCGCCACCCGATCTGATGATCGTCGACGAGGCGCATTTGACCGTTGCCCAGACTTATCAGTCCATTTTCGAGTGGGCAAAAGCTGGTCCGAAATACGGTCGGCCTGGCGGCGCTCATCTGCTGCACCTGACTGCCACCCCCCAGCGGCTCGATGGGCGCGGCATGGGTGAGGTGGCCGACATTCTGATCCCGACCTGCACCACGGGCGAGCTGATCGAGGAAGGGTTGCTGTCGCCCATCCGGTATTTTGCCCCCAGCGCGCCGGATCTGCAGGCGGTTCGCAAGGTGGCCGGCGAGTTCAACCAGGGCGATCTGGCGGACGTGATGGACAAACCAAAAATCACCGGCTCGGCAGTCGCGCACTATCGCAAGCTGGCGCAGGGGCGGCCTGCTATCGCGTTCTGCGTTTCCATCCAGCACGCCGAGCATGTGGCCGCCGAGTTCCGTGCTGCCGGGTATCGCGCCGTTGCCATCTCGGGTGAGTCCGATGCCGTCGAGCGTGATGCAGCGCTGCGCGATGTGCAGGCTGGCCGGGTGGACGTGGTGTGCAACTGCGCGCTGTGGGTGGCCGGCGTCGATGCGCCAGCGGTGTCGTGCATCATCCTGTTGTCGCCCACCCATTCGGTGACGAAGTATCTCCAGTCGGTGGGCCGTGGTCTGCGGACGCACCCCGGAAAACATGACTGCGTGATCCTCGATCATGCCGGCAATGCGCTCCGGCACGGCTTACCAACCGATCCGCGCGAGTGGTCGCTGGAGGGTTCGGGCGCCAAGAAGACGGGGCAAAAATCCGAGGTGCCGGTGAAGGTGTGCCCGTCGTGTTTCGCCACAGTCCATTCGGCCACGACCCACTGTTCCTGTGGCCACCAGTTCGTCACCCAAGCCCGCGAGGTTGAACACGTCGATGGCGATCTTCAGGAAGTCGACCCGCGCCTGGTTCGGCGGCAGCAGCTGCACGAGCAGAGTAAGGCCAAAACCGAAGCCGACTTGGTGGCGATTGGACGCTCTCGCGGGATGAAGCGGCCTGAACTGTGGGCCCGGCACGTGATGCGCGCGCGCATGGCGAAGTATGGGGCGCGGGCATGACGTGCCTCGGCTGCCAGCGGTGCGAGACCGGGCCGATGGTCACTCTGATCTCTGGTCAGCAGGTCTGTAACTACTGCCCAGACTGGCGGGTTGAGTGCGAGGCGCGTCATGTCGCGTCGATGGAAACACTGCGCGAGCGGCGTGAATATTTACAGCACGTACATCAGAAGCGCGGCTCCGAGGCGTATCTCGAAATTGCTGGGCTGGTGAAGCAAATATGGGATCGGCGGTCGGATGCGTGAGTCTGACTTGATGCGCTCGATCATGCTTGCCTTGTCTGGCGCTGGTCACTTCGTCTTTCGCTGCAATGTTGGGCTTTTCTACACCAAGGATGGACGTCCGGTGAGGGCTGGGCTGCCTACCGGGTTCAGTGACTTGGCCGGACATCGTGCAGGCGATGCGCGTGCTTTTTACATCGAGGTCAAGTCGCAGAATGGGCACGTAAGCACCGAGCAGCGCGATTTTATCAACGCTATGCAAAAAAGAGGCGCTTTGTCCGGTGTGGCGCGGTCAGTGTCCGATGCCCTGGACATCGTATCTGGCCGGTCGATCTGATGCGTTTTTCGCACCATTTTCCTACATTCTGAGTTATACTCGAATCACACGGGATAGGGTCGCTCCCGAAAAGACGCTTCATCACCGTCCTGCCCGTGTACCACTAGTGATGCTTCTTTGATGGGGAAGATTTTGGATATTATTACTTTTGGTGATTGCCGTGACACTATGCGTCGCTGGGCGGCTGATGGTGTACGTGCTCAGACTTGTGTTACAAGCCCACCTTATTTCGGACTACGCGACTACGGTCATCCCGGTCAGATTGGCCTGGAAAAAACCCCAGAGGAATACATTGCGGCGATGGTCGAGGTGTTTCGATGCGTTAAGGATGTGCTGGCCGACGATGGAACGCTGTGGCTGAATCTTGGGGATAGTTATGCGAGCGGAGGTATGAGTGGCCCGCATGGTGGACTGGCAAAAGCAGCAGAACGGTCTGACGGAAAACCAAGAAACCGCAGCGGCGCACGGGCGGCATACACGGACAGCATCACCAGAAAAGTCCCTGACGGCCTAAAGCCCAAGGACCTGATCGGCATCCCTTGGATGCTGGCCTTCGCCCTTCGTGCTGATGGTTGGTATCTGCGCCAGGACATCATCTGGCACAAGCAGAACCCGATGCCTGAGTCGGTGCGCGACCGCTGCACCAAGGCGCACGAGTACATATTTCTGTTGTCGAAGTCGGAGCGGTATTTTTTCAACATCGAGGCGATCAAAGTGCCAGCCAAGCAGGACTGGGGTACGCGTGACCGTACAAACGGCAAGTACCACAACGAAGGCTCTGGTCTGGCGCCTCATTCTGGCCTTGATAAATCATATGAGACGGCCAACCGTCGCAGCGTTTGGACGGTCGCCACCCGGCCATACAAAGGCGCGCACTTCGCTACTTTCCCACCCGCGCTGATCGAGCCTTGCATTCTGGCTGGCAGTCGTCCTGGCGACATTGTGCTTGATCCATTCATGGGAAGCGGCACCACCGCAGCCGTGTCCGTGCAGCATGGGCGGCATTATCTTGGCTGTGAGTTGAATCCGGCATATGGCGACTTGCAGCGCGAGCGCATTGATGCGGTTTCCGCATCGCGCCATCAGCTTGGTCTGAATCTGGAGGCTGTATGAGCCATGCGGACCAATTCAGGGCAGCTATTGCTGCAGCTGGGCTGACGCCACCGGATCAAATCATCGGCGACGGCAAGCTGCACAGATTCAGCACAAACGGCAAACCGCGCGACGAGGCTGGCTACTACATATTTCACGATGACGACCGTCCGGCTGGAGCTTTTGGCTGCTGGCGTTCTCAGATCAGCGGGAGTTGGAAGGCAGATTCCCATGTCGAGTTTACGCCAGAGCAGCGCAAGGAGTGGGCAGATCGCAAGCGTCAGATTGAGGAGCAGCGCGAGGCCGAGAGGCAGGCTGCTACTGCGCGTGCGGCTGAGACGGCGGCTAAGATGTGGGAGGCAGGTCATGACGCTGCGGATCGCGCGCACGACTACCTGTCGCGCAAGAAAATACCGGGCATCGGCGCACGTGTGCTGCGCGATATGCTCCTGATACCCATGCGTCTTGCGCCTGGTGCGTTGTGTGGCTTGCAGGTCATCCAGCCGGACGGCAGTCGTAAATTTCTGACCGGCACGCCTGCTGGTGGCGCATATACAACCATCGGCAGGCCGACTAAAACGGGGCCGATAGTGATCTGCGAGGGCTACGCCACCGGAGTGTCGATTCACATTGCCACAGGTTATTGTGTGGTGGTGGCGTTCTCGGCGGGTAATTTGTCGGCTGTGGCGGCTAAGATCAGGGCGGCTTTGCCTGACGCTGTGATGGTCATTGCGGCGGACGATGATTTTAAGACGGACGGCAATCCTGGGCTATCGCGCTCGCGTGAGGCATCTGTGGCCGTGTCTGGTCTGGTGGCCATACCGTACTGGTCTGGTGATCGTGGCGACGGCACCGATTTTAATGACCTGCACAGCATGGAGGGCGTCGAGGCCGTTCGTGCCTGCTTTGACGACCCGGCAGAGCCTGCGCCTGATACTATAGAGTCGGACAAGGCGCAGAGTGTCCAGGCCGGGCAGCCGAAAAACCGCGCCAGCAGCGCAGTCGCGTCGTCTCCTGCGTCGGGCGCTGCATCTCTCGTCGATTATTACGCACCGTTGCCGGACACCAACGACAAAGGGAAGCCACTCGCCACCATCGAAAACGTTGCCGAGATATGTCGTAGGCTGTCTGTCGTGGTGCGCTACAACGTCATCAGTAAACAAGAAGAGATACTCATACCGCGCGCCGGGTTTTCTATCGACAATCGCCAGAATGCCAGCCTTTCCTGGCTGCTGTCAGAGTGCGCGAAGTTCCGGCTGCCCGTCGACCGCGTGCCGGACTTCGTGACGTACCTGGCGGACAAAAATCAATATAACCCGGTAGCGCAGTGGATCACCAGCAAACCGTGGGATGGGCGCGACAGGCTGGCTGATTTGGTGGCCACGGTGCGTGCTCGGTCTGAATCTTCTGATGCGCGCGTCGTTGAGATGAAGCGGGTGTTCATTAAGCGCTGGATGATCTCGGCTGTGGCTGCTGCCTTCTGTCCGACCGGCGTGTCGGCGCACGGTGTGCTGGTGTTTCAGGGCGCTCAGTATGTCGGGAAGACGAAGTGGTTCAAGTCGCTAGTTCCAGCCGAGCTTGGTGTGCTCAAGGACGGGATGCTGCTGCGACCGGACGACCGTGACAGCGTCATGAAGTGCGTGTCGAATTGGCTGGTGGAGCTGGGCGAGATCGATGCGACATTCCGCAAATCAGACGTGGCGGCGCTGAAATCCTTTCTCACAAGCGACCGGGACGTGCTTCGGAAAGCATACGCTCGGCGCGAGTCAGAGTTTGCCCGGCGTACTGTGTTTTTTGCCAGTGTGAACCCTAAGAACTACCTACACGACGACACTGGAAACCGGCGCTACTGGACGATTGAGGTCGAGTCGTTGGACTATAACCACTCCATTGATATGCAGCAGTGCTGGGCGCAAATCTACGAGCAGCTGTACCTGCCTGGCGAGAGCTGGTTCTTGACGGCGCAGGAGTTGGAAACACTCAACAGCCACAACGAGGATTTCCTTGTGATCGACCCCATCGAGGATTTGATCACGAAAAAACTGCGATGGAACGACCCGAAGAGCGCCTGGAATTGGACGACAGCCACTGAGGTTTTAGTGACACTTGGTAGGCAGAACTGCACCAAGGCGGAGGTGACCAAGGCCGGGTTGGTGTTGCGAAAATTGAACGGGGATGCATGGAAGCGTACCGGAGCGGCTCGTTTACTGCTGGTTCCTGACACCTTTAAGGACACCTTTGGGCGATGTGTCAGTGATTCAGGGTATTGATTTTATTGGGATTTATGCACCTATACCACCTATGACACCTATATATATATATTATATAAATATAATGGGAAAGGGTAGGCGTAAGGGGCGCGCACGCGAAACGGGCGCGTAATAGGAAAAGCTGGTCATGGCGTCATTGGTCATTTTTTGTTTTTGTGACTAACTTGTTTGGTTTATTGTGTTTTTTATGTTATCGTGACTTCTTTTATTTGGGGTTATTGTGATTAACGAATTGACTAGTGATGTACCGTTACCTGAAAGCCGTGGTAAGTACCAATTCAAAAACATGAAAATTGGCGACAGTTTTTTTTCTGATAAGTTGTCGGCTCGAACCGCTGCAATGAATTTTCAAAAATTGCACGGCGTGAAGTTTGTGAGTCGTAGGGAGGGTGATGGTATACGAATTTGGCGCGTGGCCTGACTGTTGTTTTTTTTACATCACTTGGGGTAACATCTGACTATGGAAACACTGGAGTACCTTCTGTACATGATCGCCGTGCCGGTTTGCTACGGGATCATCGTCGAGTTTATTGACCGTTGCGGGAGGCGGTGATGGGTACTGTTCCAAACCTCGGCTCTTATCAGGTTCGCGCTGTCTCAGTGCTTAAGCCTTACGATAAAAACGCGCGCACACATTCGGCGGAGCAGGTCGAGCAGATTGCCCGGTCGATTAAGGAGTTCGGCTTTACGAACCCGTTGCTGATTGACGAGCAGGATCGCATCATCGCTGGGCACGGTCGCTTGCAGGCGGCGCGGGCGCTTCAGATGTTTGACGTTCCTGTGATCGTGCTTGCTGGCCTGACTGACGCGCAACGGCGGGCGCTGATCCTGGCCGACAACAAGATCGCGCTTAACTCCGGCTGGGATTTTAAGCTGCTTTCGGATGAGCTGGCTGATCTCAAGCTTGAGGGCTACGATCTGACGCTGACCGGGTTTTCGCTTGAAGAGATCGACAACCTTACGCCTGTGGTGCTGGACGAGATCGACCCGGACGACGCGCCTGATCTGCCCGAAGAGCCGAAAACGAAACCCGGCGACGTGTATGTCCTCGGGCCGCATCGCCTTGTCTGCGGGGATTCCACTGACATAAATTCTTTGAATCGCTTGATGCGTGGCGAACTGGCCGACTGCTGCTGGACTGATCCGCCTTACAACGTGGCGTATGAGACCAAGGCCGGCAAGATTGCGAACGATGACCTGAACGATGCCGAGTTCCGCGACTTCCTGTCCGGCGCATTCGGTTGCGCTTTCGCTTCCATGAAGACTGGGGCTTCGATCTACGTTGCCCACGCTGACACCGAGGGTTTGAACTTCCGCGCCACCTTCACCGCGGCTGGGTTCAAGCTGTCCGGTTGCCTGATCTGGAGCAAGGATAGCCTTGTCCTCGGCCGCTCCGACTACCAATGGCAGCACGAGCCGGTCCTGTACGGGTGGAAGCCTGGCAGCCGTCATCGCTGGTACGGTGGGCGCAAACTCACGACCATGATCGATCTTGACCAGGATCGCATGCCGTTTAAGCGGCGCGACGATGGCAAGTACGAGATCCGAATGGGCGACACCGTGATGATCATCGACGGCACGGCCACCATCGAGGAGCTTGTGCCGTCCGTCATCAACGAGCCGAAACCGAAACGCTCGGACGGCCATCCGACCATGAAGCCGGTGGCGCTTATCGAGCGTATGCTTCGAAATTCTGCGCGCCCTGGTGACATTGTCCTCGATCTGTTTGGCGGCTCTGGTTCAACGCTGATGGCTGCCGAGCGTCTTGGGATGTGTGCGCGTCTGTCCGAGTTAGACCCGCGCTATTGCGATGTGATTGTCGAGCGCTGGGAAAATTACACAGGCAGGAAGGCTGTTTTGGAGGTGCAGGGTGACGGTTGATAAACGTAAACTCAAAAAGGACGGCACGCCTCGCAAGGTCGCGCCTAGCCGTGGTGGGCCTCGTGCTAACGCTGGTGGATCGCGTCCTGGCTCTGGGCGGCCTGCATTTGTGCCGACCGATGCTGACCGGAAGCAAGTCGAGGCGCTGTCTGGCTACGGGCTACCGGTGCATCAGATCGCCGCGCTGATTCAGGGCGGCATCTCGCTTGAGACGCTGTACGAGCATTTCCGGGAAGAGATGGTATCTGGCAAGGGCAAGGCAAACAGCCAGGTGGCGCAGACCCTGTTCAAAAAGGCGATGTCCGGTGATACCGCTGCTGCCATCTGGTGGTCAAAGTCTCAGATGCGCTGGTCTGAGCGTCACGAAATTGTCGGCGCTGATGGTGGCCCGATCAAGACGGAGTCAACCGTCACACTGGAACCGTCCGAGGCTTACAAGCGGATGCTCGGGGGTGGTGCGTGAGCCAGTCTCGCCTGATGTCCGTGGTGGAGTCCGTGACCAATGTGGCCGTGGGCTATGGCGTTGCTGTCGGCACTCAGATGGCTGTGTTCCCGTTTTTTGGCATCGAGGCCAGCCTGTCGGATAACCTCGCCATCGGCGCGATCTTCACGGTTGTTTCGCTGGTGCGTTCCTACGCGCTGCGTCGGCTGTTCAATCGGTGGACTCGTCGTGCCTGATCTTGACTGGCGTGCGCCTGACTACGCGCCCGTTTTTAAGCAGCGCATTGAGCGTCTGAGGCGCTTACGAGCTGACCCGTCCGTGCTGGCGGGCGTAAAAAAGCACTATGCAGACCATCCGGTCGACTTCATCAACGATTGGGGTATGACCTTTGATCCGCGCAACATCGAGCGCGACATCGAGGGCGTGACGCCATTCCTGCTGTTTCCGCGCCAGGCTGAGTTCGTTGATTGGGTGGTGTCTCGCTGGCTTGGCCGTGAGGATGGCCTTGTCGAGAAGTCGCGCGACATGGGCGTGTCTTGGCTTTGCGTGGCGATTGCTGTCTGGATGTGGCTGTTCAAGCCTGGCACCGTTATCGGGTTCGGCTCGCGCAAGGAGGAGTACGTCGACAAGCTGGGCGACCCGAAGTCGTTATTCTGGAAGGCGCGGCAGTTCATTGCTTTGCTTCCTGCCGAGTTCCAGCCTGTTGGCTACATCGAGCGCACTCATGCGCCAGCAATGCGGATCATCAATCCCGAGAATGGCGCGGCAATTGTTGGTGAGTCCGGAGACAACATCGGGCGCGGTAACCGGACATCTATCTACTTCAAGGACGAGAGCGCGTTCTACGAGCGTCCCGAGGCAATTGACGCCGCTTTGTCGCAAACATCAAACTGCAAGATTGACGTTTCCACACCTAATGGCGCGGGCAATCCGTTCTACCGCAAGCGTATGTCCGGTCGCATTCCGGTGTTCGTATTCGACTGGAAGGACGATCCGCGCAAGGATCAGGCTTGGTACGACAAGCAGTGCGCTACGCTTGATCCGGTGATTGTGGCGCAAGAGATAGACCGCGACTACACCGCGTCCGTGTCGAATGCCTTCATCGCTGGCGACATTGTGACGTCCTGCCTTTCCCGTGGCCCGGCGGACATTCGTGCCGTTGGGCCGTTGCAGGTGGGCGTGGACGTGGCCAGGTTTGGTGACGACAAGACCGTGATCACGTTCAGGCAGGGGCGCGTCGTGTATCCACAGATTGTGTTCGGCAAGGTGGACGTTGTCGACGTTGCTGGTCGCGTGAAAGACGCAATCGAGGGCTGGGGCATCAAGCCTGGCCAGATTGCCGTCGATACGATTGGAATCGGCGCGGGTGTGGCTGACATGCTTCGGCGCTGGTATCCGATGATTGTGACGGACGTCAATTCTTCGGTGCGTCTGTCCGATGGGCAGAACTACAACCTACGCGCCCGGATGTGGCGTGATATGCGAGAGTTCCTGAAAAACGGCGCGTCGTTACCCAATGATCCCGACTTATCGACCGAGCTGACCGCGCTGCAATACGAGTATCGTGGCGGCGAGTTGCTGATGGAATCGAAGGACGATGCCAAGAAGCGGGGCGTCCGTTCACCTGACCGCGCAGA